CCGACGGTAATTGCAAGGAACCCGATGGTGCTTTGACTGTGGTTTGTTTTCTAAAACTGTATTGAGAGTCAATGTCTTTTAAAAGTTCGTATGCTTTTGGTGATGCACTTACTGCTTTAAGTAATTTAAATGCTCTGTGTCCTTTATAACCACAAACCCAACATTGGAATTTTTGTGTTGATAAGTTTAGGGTTAATTTTTTCTTATGGTGATTACAAGAGGGACAAGTAAATACAGCTTCTTCTCCTCCACGAGCTGATTTACTTCTACCTAAAACTGATTCTAATAATTGTTTTAATAAATTTTCTTTCATTTAAAGTCTCTATCGTAAAACTTACCTAATATATTATCATTAAGGTATTTTTTATCTTCTAAAACCTCTAATATAAATTGGTATTTGCATTCTAGGTATGTAAGTTCTTTTTTATTGTAAGCCACTTGTAAAATTGTTCTTTCTAAATCATCATTATTTGCATCTTTAATAAATGCATGTGATCCATAGTAAGTTTTCCAATCGCTTTCCTTTAATACTCTTTTGTATACTGGTGGACGACCTTTACCTTCCCATAGGGCTTTTTCTTTTTTACCTAATTTTTTCTTTAAATTATAAATTAAAGACTTTTTACCAATGTATCTTTTTCCTGTTGGAATGTGAGTTGTTTGATAGATGAAACCAAATGCACCTTCTGGGAGGTCATTAATTTCTTGAATATGTTTGTTTTGATAGTTCCATTGCATATATACAATGTACGAAGACTATTTTAGGTATCCCAGCGAAGTACGATAGTTGTGTCAGTTTCGTTTGATGTTCTTATAGGTTGAGCCATTTTACCTACTACTAATAATTCATTATTTTCATTATATAGACCAATTGTAGTAACATAAGGTTTAAAAGCAGAACTAGATTGAAAACCAGCTATTTCTTCTTCATTTATTGATCCTATTTTTCTTGCTGAAATATTTGTTGTATTATTAAATTCATGTTCTTCAATTGTACATTGATATTCATGTTCATAAATTTGGTGTGAACCTTGAAATTGTAAACTTTGTATAATACCATTACCTGTAGTATCTAACATGCCTAAAAATTCAGGGTGTGTTATTGTTACAAATCCATTTTTATAAAATATATTTCCTATGTAAGGTGAACTATTACCCCTACCTAAATGGGCTCCTATTTGAGTGTCTGTTATTGCTTTATTGTATATTTGGATTTGGCTTAAAGAACCACTTAAATATTTTTCTTTACCACCTTTACTACCTATATAAACATTAGCTGTATTTTGAGTTTGTTTTGTAATATTATCTGGTCCTGAAGTTCCCGTCCCTACACCATTTATAAAAATTTCCATTTGGGAATCTTTACATCTACAAGTTATGTGTTGTTGAGTACCTGGTGTGTAAGATGCACTATAAGTAGTAGTAATTTTACCGTCTGATCTTCTAAAAAATATTTCTTTATTAAAAGTATATATTTCAAAAGGAAATTGGGGTTCTGCTTCTATTTCATAAGGTGTATTATAAGGGTTAGAAGCTGAATTATGTAATTTAGGGAAATTACCTGGATTTGCTTCTTTAGTTGTACTTTTAGAAATTAAATAATAATCTATATCTGTTCCTAAAGTAAAAGTAGCTGCAGCATTTACTGATGTAAGTACATTAAATTGTGATGTTGCTGTTACTGCTGTGTTTCCTATAGTACCAATTGTAGGTGGGCTGTCTTTTTGTTTTATAGTTACAGCTCCACCTATAGATGTTGCTATTAATTCTCCATTATGGCCGTTTGCGTGATTTATAGCGTTTTTTAGTCTTGTTGCTTTTGTAGTAGAGTTTTGAATTTTTCCCCTAAATGAAACTACAGTACCTCCTAAACTTGTTCCTTCAGCTGAAGTACTACTTCTATAAGTTCTACTTGTTCCATTAGAAGATATTAAAGTTAAATCTTCATTATTTGTGTTAGAAGCTGATACCGCGTTCATAGTAAGAGATAATTGCCCTACAGTAGGGGGTTTTACATTTGCAAAAAATGAAATAGTAAAATCATCTCCTGGGTTAAAATTAAAGTCTCCTTTATGACCTACTTTTATAGAAGGTGATATTGTATCATTAAAATCTATACAAGGAAAATTACCACCACTTAATGTTTGTGATGAAAAATTAACATTTTTATATTGGAGTAAATTATAAAAATAACTGTCATCGTATTCGTCTCCTTCTGGTGTACTATATGAGGGGATAGGGTTTATTCTTTTAACTCCATCTAAATAAAAATATTGATCTCTTCCATCAACAGTATAACCATCGTAAACATTTAAATCATATCGTTTAAAACCATTTATTGGTCCTATATCTAAAACACGTGAGCGTACATCTATTTCAAAATCATCTAAATCAGTATTATATGTAATAAGATTACCATACCCATCATCTTTAATTTCGGTGTTATCTGATTTAAGATAAAATGATTTTGGTTTTATTTCATGTCCATACAAACCCATAGGGATAGATAATACCCTAAAATGTTCATATAATTTTCTTTGGTGTTTTAAATAATTTAAATCATCATGACCAAAATATTTTTCACCAGTTGATACATTATGAATTTTATTAAAATTTCTATAAAATAAATTATCTATTTGACTATATTTTATAGCCCCTGGACCATGTAAATCTATAGATTCTGAGGTCCATTTTCCTGTGTAATGATTTATTGAATTAGAAGAAGCTGAAGATGATACAAAATTATATTGTTTATGAGCATTAAAAGGAACTATTGCGTAATCTTGTGGTGTAAATTTTTTATATACAGTTGACATTCAAATGACATTTTAATAATCTAATTTAACTCTAATAAGTGCTTCTTTTGTAAAATCTTTAGTAATTGGTTGACTTAATTTAGCTACTGCTAATAAATCACCATTGTCATTATACATTCCTACTGTTGTTATGTAAGATGTAGGGTTATCTATCATTGAATTTATTAATACGTTTCCATTATTATCTACAAATGAAGGATTTGTAGTATAATTAAATTCAAAATTTCTTGCTCTTGCAAAATAGTATGTTGATGATACTTTTTCTTCACTATCAACTATAAAACTAGCCCCATCATTAATTTTATCTAAAAATTTTCTATGGTTTTGAGAATCATTATTACTAGTTGTTATAGTTCCTAAATTTGTACCTTTAGTTGCTGCTGAAGCATCTAAAGCATCAGCATTTAATACTATAAAGCCAGAATCTGGGTAAAAGAAACCATATGAACCACTATTAGTAACATATACATTACTAGTTCCTTGTCTAACTCCATTTGAACCTGATACAATATTAAATTGTCTACCTGCATTTGTTATTGTTGAAGATCCTGTTGATGTAACTGAATCGTCTGTTAAATGTAATCTTGTTGCCCCTGCTGTTCCTATTACTAAATTTAATGATCCTGGTTTTAAATTATGTTTATATCTTGATCTATTAATATTAATTACATAAATATCATCGGGTGTATGGTCTGTAAAATTAAAATTTGATGTTTCAGTTCCAAATACTAATTGTCTATATTGACTATATATATTTCTTGATGGGCTTTTTCCATATGAACCTACAGCGTTTGTAAAATTTAAAGAACCAGATCCATTAAGATGACCATAAGCTACAGAATATTGTACTTCAGAAGTACTTACAGTAGCATCTGCATTATATACATCAATAAAATGTGCTCCTGAACTTGTAGGTGATCCAAAAGTTGCTTGGGTTGATGAAGTGTGATGTGCAGATGTTAATGCGTTTGTATTATTAGTCCACGTAGAAGTTGTTATCTTTGCGGTATCATTTACTATATCTGTTTGTGCGAATCTTACGAATGACATATTTTGTTTTTTATTTAATTATTTTAATGATATACCTGTTTGGGCTTGAACATTTTGTAATCCTTGCTGAGTTTTACTTATTTCTACTGGTATTGTTACTCTTGCTCCTGTGTCTCTTCCTTCTACTGTTAAAGTAGTTAATAATTTACTATTATTACCAAATAATGATGTACTATTAAGTGCTGTTAAATTTATAGAATTACTACCTGCTATTGTTTGACTAAATGAAGATCTTGCTGTTAGGTTAGCTGTTGATGTTTGGCCACCAAAACTAGATAATAATCTTCTATCTGCTATTGTATATAAATATCCTCCTGGTTCTGATTGTGCACTAACATCATTAAAATTAAGTGTTGAAGGGCTTAAAGTAAATGAAGCTCCTAAATTTAATGTTATTTTAGGTACATTAGCTGTTACTATTGGTAGTTTTGAAGTCCCTGAATTTAATGTAATTAATCTATGAAGCATTATATTTCCTTCATCAGGTATAGCTTCAATTAAAGGCATATTTTCAATTGCTTCACCCGCAAATTGGGAACCATTAGGGTGGTCTTCATTAAATAAAGTATAGTCGATTTCATCATCGCCTAAAGCAAATTGTGTTATGTTAAATGCTCCTAAACCTCCTTGAGAAAGTAATTCACGTCCTCTTTTAGTTAATATAGCGTCTACTGTTATTGAAGTATTGTCTAAGTATCCCATTGTTATTGTATTTTGTTATAAATATATATGTTTTTAAAAAATATTATCTTCTTGGTGATCGATTTTTAAATTTAGTTGTTTTTTCAATTAAACCTGCTTTTTCTAAATAATATTCTACGTTGTTTTTTACTTTTTCATGGCAGTTTTGTGGTATTAATACAAACCCAGCATCACCTAAACCATCATTTAATTCACTTTCTTTATCCATATTTACTATTAAAGTAGGTTCATCTCTTAAAACAGATAATTGATGACTAGAAAAAGGATAAAAATAAGCAGCATTTACTGTTCTTGTAGTAGTTGTAGACTCAAGTACAGAGTCATATATTTCATAAGTATATGTCCTTTCTGCTGATATTGATGAAGTTATTGTAGTTTTATAATCTCTTACTCCTCCTAATTCTGTTATAGGAATAAAACCATTATAATTATGACTATTTTTAATACTTGCTCCTACTGAAGAGGATTCTTCATTTTGAAAAAATGCTGTTGATTTGGCATTTATTCTATTAAAACCTGTTTTAAATGACCCTGTTGAATCGTTAAATCCTAAAGCTGTGTGGGGGTAGCTAATTTCCATAGTACCAATAGATTCTTGTTTATTATTAGGGAGAGCATATTCTCCTTTCATAAAAGTAACATAAAATTTATTATTATTTTTAGCTATTTCCCAATAAACAACATCATCATAAAATGCTTTTATATTTCCCGATGATTTTAGGGGTCTGTAGCTACTAATATTTCCTACTATTGCCATATTATCTTGTTCTTGATTGTACGTTTTGGGTTACTAAGTTTCCTGAGAATGTAGATCCTACTGAAGCTGTTAAAGGGGCTAATTCTGAACTCATTGTTGTTAAATTTAAATCACCTGTGTAATCATTTAATTCACTAGGTAAAGATCCTACAAAACTAAATGAACTAGTAAATAAAGATTGACTTGCAGCTGCTGTCATACCATACCCAAATAGGCCTGGTCCTTCTAAACTACCTGTGTAAACATCCCCTATATTATTTCTTATAGCATGACCTCCAAATACACCATCTTCAAAACCACTTTCATTAGCTGTGTATTCATAAATTTTCATTAATGATCCTCTGTTAAATTTTACAAAATGAGATGTTTTTAAAGAATTTTGTACTGTTTTATCTATTAATCTCATATTTACTTCTGACCCTTCAAAAAAATCTCTTGTAATATATCTTTTAAAAGCTTTTTCTTCTCCTACAGTTCCTGTGTTTACATCTATTAAGCTTTGTCTATTTACTATTTGAACTTCATCTGTTTCTATATTAATTAATAAAATTCTATCTATAGTAATATAACTATGCCCTATTATAGATGTTCTAGAGGGATCTTCATCATCACCTCCTATAACAGTAGTCCCCACATATAAAGCTGCTATTTTATTTTCTACTACAGGAAGTTTACCATAAGTTGTGTCTCCTGCCGTGAAGATATTTATAGCAGACCCATTTAATTGGGTTCCTTCTGATCTTGCTTTCCAAAATCTAGTGTCTGCTATTGCATCATCAAATTCAACATCATAGCTTTTACTAACTGCGGGGTTTCCCCCTGTATAATAATTTATATTAGGTGTTTGTGGCATAATTAAAAGTCAGTTTCTTTACCATTTCTTAGTGTTCTATAATACCTACTAGATATTTTTCCTTTAGTTGCATTTCCTAATAAAATATTTGAATTATGTGAAATGTAATTATCTGGTTTTCCTGTTGTTGGTATAGGTTTAATAGGAGCTTGTGATGAATGGTTATTTTCAGAATTGTTATCTTTTAAAGAAGGGTCTAAATAAGTATTAAAAATATCTATAGTTGTATTAGTTCCTTGTTCTGTTCTTTGTTCATTAGTTAAGGTAGATAGTAGATTATTAGTAGTTACTACTGAACTATTAGATAAGTTATATAATTCATTTATAGCTTCTCCTTTTACTTCTGCATTAATAGCCCCATGTAAACCTGTTGTCATTGTTTGTCCATCACTTCTTACAGGTATTGTTCTTTGAAATTTATTTCTTTCTAAATAATGGGGCTCTATTAATAAACCAGTTTTAGTGTTTGCTTTCCAGGGTACCCACTTTTCTATTATTTTAAATAATGTATGATCTACATATTGAATTAATTTTATATAATCCCAATAATTGTATCTATGGTGTACTTTTTTAAAGTAATAATCTTTTATTTCTTTTAAATCTAAATATTGAGAAGAAGATTGAGCTGATGGTAAAGGTGAACCTATATAATCATCTAATCTAAATGAACCTAATGTATAAAGTATATCTTCATTTATTTCCATTGTAGGGGAAAAATGTATACCTAAATCACTAAAATCTTGTGGTTGTCTATCTAGTGTTGATATTTCCCCTTTAGTAAATGGTTGTAATATATTATCATCTATAGTACCGGTGTCTATTCTAACTTTTTCACTTGTCATCGATCTACCTATAGTATCTGGAGTAGGTAAATGATGATCCTCTATTATTTCTTCATAAACAGTAGTAGCAGTTGAAGCGGCAAAAGCGGATGCGGATATTAATGTAGTATCGGGAGGATGATTTTCTAGTGTTTGAACATCAGTGCTTCCTAAAGGTAATCTTATAATTACATTAGTAAAAGAAGATGAAATAGAATTACCACTATACATAAAAGGTTCAAGTGAATGTTTTGTAAGTGTTGTATCTGTAAGTTCTTCTCCCCAATTTGATTTTAATTCTTGAATTGAACCTTCATATCCATTGGTTCCACCATAAACATATTCTGTACCTGCTCCTGAATTTAATCCAAAATTATTAGCATAAGTATTTGAATCCCAAGTACCTGTAAATTTAAATGTGTTTTTTAAATGATTAGTTTGATAAGCTCCAAAATTAACATCAGTTCCTGTTCCCATTAAATGTAAATTCCAAAAATTCCCATTATATAAAGGAAAATAAGATGTTGATGCTCTAACTGTCCCATTTTGTTCTAAATTTATTCTACCAAATGTAGAAGCATCATTACTTGAACTTATATCATTACCTTCATATTTATCTAAAGTTAATTGTAATCCATTGGCATCAGCAGTAGTGTCACCCAAACTTAAAGCTATACCTTCATTACCTTTTACGGGTTTAATTCTTAATTCTACAGTTTTAGATGTGCGTCCTGCTATGTTGTTTGTTTTCCAAGAAAAACGAGCCATATAATCATTAGTAGCTACTGCTGCTGATGTTTTTAAAGCTAAACTTGATTTTTGATAAGTAAATGTTTTATAAAAATCAGCTGGATCTATGTCTTTTAAAGCTAAACCTGTTATTGGTGTTGAACCTCCATATTCTTTTATATTTAAAATAGTTGAAGGTAAACCATAACAAGCCATTAATGCTCTTATACCTCTTTCTGTTCCTTTTGTTTTTAATAGATAGGGAGCATTATGGTATAAACGTTTCCAAATTTCTTTAGTTATATCTCCTTTAGCAATAGATCCCGCATTAGAAGCAGTCACTAATGTTTGATTAGCAGGTTGATCATAAAATAAACTTCCTGTAGTGCCTTGACCTAATATATATTCTATAAGATTTGAATTTTCAAACTGATCAAAAGCATCTATTCCTAGGGCTTTTAATTGATACCAAACTAAATCTTTTGAAACACCTCTTACATGATGAGTATCATTTACTTCTGTAATGTGTTTAATATGGGTCCAAATATGATCAAAATGTTGACCTATCATGTCTACAAATGATAAATAGAAGTTGTTTTCTCCATTTTCTTTTATATGATTAGGTACTAATTTTTCTAAATTATATGGGTTATCTATATCATATCTAGATGCTGAGTGTAGTTGTCCGTTTGCTACTGATGCACCATACCCTTCTTCCCCTAACCAATTAATTGCTTGTGATGATGTTGTAGAATATAATTGAAAAGGATAAGTTGTTGTTGATTTAGGCCAAGTGTATGGATTAGTTCCTTCTGTAAAATATAAGAATTTTTCATATCCATCAAAGTTTTTTATAACATTTTGCTTTTTAACATTTATATCTTCTTTATTAGTTAATGTAAAAGAAGAAGCAGAAGCATTACCTGTGATAGTACCTATATTTCCTAATTGTCTATCATATAGTTCTATTAATTCTAATTTATATTTAAAATTATGTAAGCGTTCTGTGGCACTACCAAAATGTACAAAATTTTCAAAATGTGAAGGTATATCTATATTTTCTGTACTTGAAGATACAGGTCTAATATAGTCATAAGAAATTTCAGGAATATCTCTATTTTCTAATTGATTTAAAAGATTATTATATGAAGATGTTAAACTATAATTTAGTACATTATTAAAATCTTTATAAGAAGAAGGAATACTATTATTAGTTCTAGTATCTATATTAAAATTAGGTTGTAAAAACTGATCTCTATCTTGTTCATCTCCTATACCTGTTAGATCTAAGTTTAGATCTACTATTAAAAATAGAGGATCTATTATTTCTTCTATAATACTAAAAGAATTTTTTAATGATATAGAAGGTGGAAGTGGTTCATAAGTTTTTATAAGTAACTCATGTTTAGATACTAAATCATTTAATAAAAGATTAATACCAACAGCTTCTGTGTTTGAAAATTTTAATATAAAGTCTTTAAAGTATGGAGTACTATCTCTTTCTGCTATGTAATTTTTTACTCCTAAATCAAAACTTTTATTATTAATTCCATCAGATATAGCTCTTATTTCTCTTCGAGAAGGAGATATTTCTTTTAGATTAAAAGATGTACCATTAAATATTTTTGGTCTGTATACACATAGTTTTAATTTATATTTACCTACACTAAAACCATTAAGTCTAAGTAAATTATTAAAATCTATTTTTATTTCATTTGATAAACCATCTTTATCTTTATTTAATAATCTATAATAAGAATTTCCAATTCCTATTGTAGAAATTAATTCATCATTTAAAGTATGAATTTTTAATTCTAAATAATCTTCAGATTTACCAAATCTTTTATTTAAATCTCTAAAAGAAGTAGTATCAAAACTTAGTTTTACTTCTGATGATATATCTGTTATGTTGAATTGGTTATTATGGCTCATATTAATATCCTCTTATTTGATCTTCTAAATTGCTTAATTTACCCTTATTACTATATTCATTAATATGATTATCTATTTCTTCTTGAACTTGTCTTGCTGCCCAATCTTGATAGATAGATGATGGGTCTTTTACCCAAAATAATTGACCTGTTGATACTGATATTCCATCTATGGTTTGTGTTTGTAAACTTCTTTCTGGATCAAATTGAAAATAGTATCGTTCAAATTTTCTATTTCTTATTTCAGCTTGTAAGTCTTCTAAATCTTCAACTAATTGACTTTTCCAATCAGTACCATATATTTGAGGTTGATTAAAATAAAGATTATTAATACTAGGACTATAAATAGGTGCACCTCCTGCTATTTCTCCTCCAATAAGTCCTCCTAGTAGTGTTCCAACACCAGGAATAAATGATCCAATTGCTGCTCCTGTTGCTGCTGCAGCTAAATAGTCATTTCTTTCTTCTCGTCTTCTGTTTTTTTCTAGTCTATATTCACCTTGGGAAAGATGACCAGATATCATACTTTTAGGATATATATTGTTACCTAAACCATAAATACCTTTATTATCTTTAGCTTCATACTTTGCTATAATATTATTCATTATATTTCTCCAACTAATTTTTCCTGCGTCTCCAAATTCTCCACCATTATAATAAATTCTTATATCGCCATCTTTATCTCCAGGTACTCCAAAAGGTGTTAAATCTTCAGGAGGTACATTTCCAGATAAACTATCTTCTATTGTTATGCCTTCAAAAGGTGTTTTATTTTGTAATTCTGACATTAAAAAATTAATTTCTGCTCTGTCTAATTCTGATATTTTTATATTTTCAGTTAATATAGTTATATTACTTGCTGCTTTATTAAATTGTGCTAATGATAAACTCCAATCAGCTGATTCATTAATTGCTGTTCCTTCTGGCCATTTTGGTAAAGAATCCCAGGTTTGTTCTGTAACCCTAGTCCAACTATCTTCTCCAGTTAGAGGTTTTCCATCAGCATCTGTTATTCCTAATGTTTTTTTAAGTTGAGTAAAAGGCGAAGGATCACCTTGATTAGATACTCCCCTTAATCTTCCTTCTTGCATTATACCTAATTTACCACCTGCTCTAATAGCTGTTCCATTTCTAAATAAAGGATGTTCAGTAGGTGTTTGTATCATTGTGGTTTCTAAATCTACTATTTTATCTAATAAATTTTGTATCTTATTTTCTTTAGGATCTTCATATCCACCTATGTATTTTGTACTTTCTTCAATTAAAAAAGTGTGTGATCTTTTTCCTTGTTTAGGAATATCATAAAATAATTCTTGATATAAATTAAAAAAGTTATTAGGTGAAATACGTTCTTTTGTTTTTGTTATTTCAGAAAAACCTCTATCTAATAATTCACCTATATTATTTTGACCATAATGTCTTTTTTGTAATTCTATTAATTCGCCATCAAAAGGTTTTTGAACAGGTGAAACTGGTTTTCCCCCACTATCTAAAATATAATTACCCTTTGTTCCTGTAGGTTTAGAAAAATTAGGCTTATTATCTTCTATAATAGATTTAATAGGTTGAAATTGTATTCCTTTATTTTTTCCCATTATCTAACTACTTTAAAATGATAATTATTATCATATATTGTTGTTCCTTCGTTGTTAATGTTTTTAAATAATAGTCTATAATATCTTTCAGGTTGTAAACCATTCATAAATATTTTAAAATACATTCCTTCATTATCAGCGCTTAGTTTTGTAAATGTTGAATCAAATGGTATAATTTCTTCTTCTGTGTGTGCATCTCTTACGCTATAACATGAAGCTGTTGTAAAATATCCTGGGTTTAAATAATTAGATGAAGAAGCAAATTGTCTAACTGGATATTTATCTCTAATATGTATTCTAAAAGTTGCTTCATCATTTTGATTATATTCTTCTTGATTTCTATATAATGAAACACTTAATTCACCATTTTGTTTTGCAGATGATTGTTTAGAATGTAAACTATCATCCCATTTAAAAACTAATCTTGGTGGATAAATTGTATGAGTATCTACTGAAAAATATTTTATTTCTCCAAAACTACTAGATGTATCTTGTTCTACTGAATCTGGTTGTTTTATTAAAAAACCATGATTAGTTATACCATCGGGATAAATTCTACCAGCTAAACTAGCACTAAATTTTTGTACTATAGAAGTTACATTTATGTTTGTATCTAAGTTATCACTATTTAAAAATTGTTGTGATCCTTGAAATGCACTACCTGTATACCAAACTCCTCCTCCTCCTGTTATTCCACTTACATTTATACTTCCTGTAGTTCCTGAAGCAAAACTTGATGTAGCCCATTCTGTTTTTGAATTATCATTGTCTCTGTATATCCATGAACAACCATTTGAACTTATTGGTAAATTAGAGAATCTTCCTGTTCCTTCATTCCATGATTGTGATATGGCAAATACTTCTAAATTTAAAGTAGATTCTAAATTTTTATGTTCTGATGATAATAATTGTAAAGCTACTTCTGATGTTCCATTATTAAAAGTAGATGAACCTATTTTATCAGATATAGTTGATGTTATATCTTCATTTTTAAATTTAATTAAAGCTCTTGATGGGTAATATCTTGAATCTGAACTACCTTTTTCTTTGACGATTTCTAAAATTTCATCATGACCTGTGTTTAATTTAGTTCTATCAGGGTGACTATATATTGTAGCGTCTTTTTCGGGAAATATAAAATAGTATGCCATATTAGTATGTTGTTACACGTCCTTTAATGTCAGTGTTTAGGTTTTTAATTTCAAAAATACTTGGATCTAAAGCAGGATAAATAACTCCTCTTCTTGTAGCTCCTTCAAAATCGTATTTATATTGTGAATAACCTAAAGCTGTTCCGCTTTTATTTGTAAATGTTAATTTTTCTACTGATTGTACTCCTACTACAGATGATAATAAATTTTCAACTTCTGATTTTATAATAGGTTGGTTTATTTGCCATTTATCTACATTAAAATAGTCTTGCAATTCAGCTACACAGTTTAATATTATTTCATTATTATTATAGTTTTTAAATACTGTGATTTCAAAAATAAGTTCAAAATTAATAACAAATGCATTTTTAATATTAACAGCATCTGTTAGCATTCTATATTGTTCAAGATATGTTTGTAAATTTGTTTTTGTAGCTGTGTTAAGATTTGTTAGATTTTTATTATTATTATATCCTAAAGTGTATAAATTTAAAGCTAATGGATTACGAATTCTATTAAATTCATTAGATAAAGGAGAAATTTGATCATCTTGAACTATATAAGCTTTAGCTATTCTACCAAATTTAGAGGGCATACTCATAGTTCTAATAATATAATCTTCTTTAGTTACAGTTCTTTGTTGAGTAGCAAATTGGGCCATTGTATTTTCTCTAATTTCTTCAATTGAATCACCATCACCTCCTCCTTTAGCTGCTTCTGGGTTATTTACAGCTACTGATGTTTTTACAAAGTTAAGTAATGAACCATTTAAATTAGGGTTGTTAGAAGTAAGTAGTGTGTCTATTTCTGTAATTGTATTAGCATTTACGTTTGAAGTTATTCCTCCTCCTACTAAATATTTTACAGTTAAGGTTGTGTTAGAAGGTACTTGACCATAAGCTTTAGTCATTAAAAAGTTTGAAGGATCATATGCTGTGTCTAATTTACTTCTTCCATCTTTAATTCCTAAACCTATATTATCGGGATTTGGTATTATTTGTTCGTCTGCTTTATCACTATTACCCGCCCCAAATTGTATTTCTAATTGATTATTTGCTTTAAATCTAGAAACAAATCTTCTTGATGATTTTATTATTTTAAGTAAATAAGGTGTTTCACCATTAAACCCTAATAATTCGGGATCATTAGTTCCTACATTTTCTTCTTCTTGAAAAATTATATCTTGTGCTAAATAAGGTACTTCATAATATTCGTTTCCATCTGTGTCTTTTATAGATTCTATAGATAAAATATTAGTATCAAATAAAGTTAATGTTTTAAACGCTTCTGCTGCACCACATGTGAATGTTTGTTCTTTAGTTTGTCCTGATATTGCTTTTGTTTTTTTCTTTAAAAGATAATATTCAGGATTATTTGAACTATCATATTGATATATACTAAGCTCTGTTGGGTTAAAACTTGAAGATACTTTAAAATCTACTTCATTATTAATATAAAAAGTAGAACCTTCAGTAGAATTAAATGTTGAATTTGGATCTATTTGTAAACAATAGTTAAAATCAGGTTGATAATCTCCACTAGCTCCTGTTGAAGGTATTAATTGAAATAATTCTAAATTAACACTAGATGCATCTATTACTTTAGGTTTATAACCCATAGCATAAGCTAAATTAAATAAGTTTTCTTTTTCTTTAGCTAATAATAAAAAAGATTCTTGTAATTGTGTGTCTGTGTAATAAGATAAAACATCACCTACATATGCCGCCATTTCCATAAACATCATACCAGGGTTGCCTTCACTAAAGTCATTAAAATTATTAGGGAAATATACTTCCGCAAAATCCATTAATTGATCTTTAAAAGAATTATAATCTTTACTTAAATATTTAACGTCTTTATCTTGTGTTTTATTTGATACTTTTGAGTAAGCCATTTTAACTATAATTTATTTGTATTGAGTCTTCTGTTTCATCTAACGTAATTGAATATGTTAATGTAAGAGAAACTCTATATTGGTCTATATTTTGTTTTAAAGAAATATCAGTTGTTATTATTTCAGGAATCCAAAATGCTAGTTGCCCATTTATATTTTCTTGTAATGTAACCTCATCTATACTACTTTCAAATAATTGTCCTTTTAAACCAATACCATAAGTAGGATGATTTAATCTTTCGCCTGGTATTGTCAGTAATAAATTTAAAAAGTTAGCTTTTAGTTGTTCTTTAGTTGTTTGTGTACCAGAAGTCATATTTTTATCATTCAAAGGAAAAGCTACCCCAATCCTAGCATTATTGTTAAGATCTAATGGGTTTATTTTTTTTGTACTTTGAATTAATGGCATATTTTATCTTCCTTTTTTCTTATCTATTGCTTTCATTAAACTACTATAATCTCTTGTTACTGCGTTTGCTATTCCTTCTGGCATTCCTGCTGTTGACATAGGTGCACTTGAACTAAATGGGTCACTTGTAGGGGCCATAGCTGTTTGTGTGTTAGTGTCACCCATTGCTGTTTCATTTAATAAGTCATTTAATGTATTATTACCTACAAAATTTTGTTTTTTAATAGGTTTTTTACCCATTATTTTTTCTTTTAAAGATGATTGTTGTGGAACTTCAACTTTTCTTTCAGTGTGTTCTACTATAGTTGGTTTAAGTTCATCACGTAAATCTTCTTTAAGTGATTTAATTTCTCTGCGTAACGCATAATCGATTTCTTCTCTAACTACTTTTCTAATTAGACTTTCAAAAGTTTTTGCTTTCATGTTGTTAATTGTTGTTTGTTATAAATATAAAAATTTTAAAAATTAGTTTATTTTTGGTTTATAAATTCTATGTTGTGGTTTAGAACCATCAAAAATATACGATCCACGTACATCTCTTTGTTGAGATATTTCTCCTAGTTCACTATTTAAGAAATTATTTAATTTGTCTATATTAACTGTTTCGGTACCATCACCATTATCAGTTATAAGTTCTCCAGCGGGTATACATCCTTTTATATAATCTGCAAATAATCGTGCTATTAAATCTAAAAAACCAACTATCATTTCTAACAATGTAGAAAATAAAGCTAATATTTTAGGTAATATATTAAAAATAATCATTACTGTTCCTAATATTTTTAAACATTTAGTTGTAAAACCTTTTATAGCTTCAGTGTATTTTAAAATAAATCCTCTCGCTTTATCTATAGCATCACTAATTACTTTTTCTATACCACCAGCTGCAAATAAAGATGTAAAGAAATTTAATGCTAATAAAGATGCTGTTACTAATATTTCAAATGCTATTACTAATGCTTGAAATACAGCTAATATAGTTGTTATGGTTCCTATTTTTTCAGCTGCTTTTTCTATTTTTTCTTGCAATTTAGTTAATTTTTTAATAACACTTTCACAAATATTTTTTCCAGAATTTAATCCACCTTCTAATTTATTTTTTGTAAATTTTACAGCTTTTATAACTTCTAAATCACAACTATATCCCATTAACTTATCTATTATTTCTTGTTTAGTTGGTAATTCTTCTTTAACTCTTTGTATAGCTTCTCCTTTTGCTTGTTGTTTTAATTCTTGTTGGGTATCATATGCAGATTCATCTGCATTATTAACTAAAGTTCTAATTGTTGATATACCATCTACAGCGTATAATGCATATGTCATCCCCATTTGGACTTTTCCACTTACTGCGCTTATTTTATCTGTTAGTTCTTTTGTTTTTTGAATTGTTTTTTCAGATTTAGATAAACCAGCACCTGGAGTGTTAGGATTATTTTCTTTTTCTTTTTCTATAGGATCTTTAGCCATCTTATGATAATTTTGTTATTTCACTTTTAAAATATTGTATATTATTTCTTAAATTTTTAACTTGTTTTCTTCTTAAACTTAATGAAGCTTCATTAGTAGACATAGGACCTGTAGGGCCCGCTGGGGTCATATAAGTTATATTATATATTATATCATCCATTAATCCATCTATCATATCTAATAATTCATTTGCCCATTCATCAAATTCATTTCCTAATAAAGCTGGTTCAGTTGGTAAATTATTATTTGTTTTTAAACCTAAATATATGTTAGGTGAATTTACTACAAATTTACTAGCTTCAGATGTATCATTAGTTTCTTTTTGATCACTTGTGTCAAAATGAATACTACCTTGTGTACTAAAACCAATAGCTTTATTTGAATATAATAATATAGCATCAGTTTGGGCATTAAATAATAATCTGTCTGAATCTATTATTACTTGTTTGCCTTGATATATATTTCCATTTAGTGGTTTATAAGCCATATTATACTATTTTTGCATCAGTTATATTATCTTGATATTGAGAGCTGCTTCCTCTTCTTGTTCCCCCATATAATTCATGATAATTGCTTGATTTTGAAGCTAATGTTGTTTTTCTTCTATTTCTAGGACCATAAGATACATGTACCCAACTTTTTCCACCTCTTTCAGGATATTCCCATATTAATTGATCCCAACCTGTTACTTGGTAATAAATATAATTATATACTTCAGCTGTTGTTAACCCAGGTATTTGTATATCTACTGCTTGGCCAAAACAATGTTGAGAAGTACCTGAACCTCCTATAGATTTATTTAAATTTATAGATCTATATCCTGAAGTAATTATTAAATTAGGATATACATCTACAATGGGATCAATAACTATATTCATTAATTTTCTTAAATTTTCAACTACTTCAGTTTGGCTGGGTGTTTTATCAACACCTGGAAAATTGTTAATACTTTTATTTTTAGCAGTATTTGAATAAATTAAATGTTTTAATTTAAAATGTCTTCCTATGGGTTCTTCTATATTCATTTTATTCTGTTATTTCAAATTCCATGTTAGCCCCACCACCTCCACCACCACTAGAACCTGGGTTTTGATAAGAAGAAGGTAATTGTATGTCTGTGTCTTTTTGTACTACTTGATCAGGTATTATATCTTCTGATTCATTTGTTGCTTTTGGGTTATTTATAACTTCTTGTAATTCATCTGGTTCAGTAAATGGTTGGGTAGGTGTACTACTTATAGGAGCTTCGTTGTTAGTATTAAAAGGTTGTGTTTCTTCTGATGTTAAATTTGTTTCTGTATTTAATGAAGGTGTGGGTGTTAATAAAGCTTGTTCTATTGTTTGTGGTTTTATGTATTCAGCGTCCCAGGAATTCATATAAGGTGATGCTTGTTCAAAACTTTGTATTCTTTGATTAGATGTTAAATATATACTAGATGCATCATTGTTTATATTTTCTGTAGTTGGTAGCCATCCTTTTTCATCTAATTTTGATGATTGGCCATTTCTTATAATTGTAATAGGATCACCAGTATTTCCAGAATTACTCCATTCATTAGGATTTGATATTTCATTACTAATATTAGTTGAACCAAAACGAATTGAATTACCAAATCTACCTTCTAAAATCATATCACCTTCATATGGTAATAAAGGTTTTATATTTATTTTTTCTTTAAAATATTTTCCTAAATTTATGTCTGTTCCACCATCTTCTATTTTTCTAACTAAACCTGCTTCTGTCTGTTGGTAATCATTTGTTGTTTGTTCTGATTCTAAACCTTTTACAGTTGGTAAAGCATTATGGTGTGGGTGACCCCACATATTTACTTGGGGTAAATAATATGTTGTTTTTTGTTTACTTTCATAAATATCTTTATCATTAGTAGTTAATATTAATACTATTTCATTTATTAAAGGATAATATTTTAAATGTGAAAATAAAGGTGAAGCAGTGGATGCATTTTTTGGATTTATATTAGGGTTATTTCCATCTAACTCAGAATAAAATATAGTACCTATAGCATCATAATTACCATACTCGGATGCTAATGGGTGATTTATATCTAATATAATATCAAGTACCCTAACAGCTTTTAATCTGTTTTGGGTATTTAATAATAGTTGTTCTTTACTTTTTTTTGATCTAATTATTGCCATTTTGATCAGGTGCTTCTATTTGTTTAGGTTCTGATTCAACAGTTTTAGCTATTTCTTCAGTTAGTTCTTGAAGTTGAGCCATTTCATCTTCAGTTAATAATCCACCATCACCACTACTTGCTGTACCCGTAGATAAACGTTGTACAATAGCTGCCATTTTAATTAATGCATCATCATTTTTAACACTAATTTCCATATATTCTTTTATTAAAGGTACTACAACTGTAGCATCCCCCAAAGATTGTACTAATGGTTTTAATTCAGATATAAGTTGGGCTAATTGCTTAGCTTTTTTCTTTTGATTCCCATGAATATCTTTTAATAAATCAGAAAAAGAAACATCATCGAATAATACTTGATTTAATGGATCCATACTATTTTGTTATAAATATGGAAGAAACTAAACTCTTACGTAACCTGTTTCGGCATATTCAGTATAAAGTTTTTTATAAAGTTTTTTAAGTATTTTTGTTACTTTAGTAATTACTGGAGTCTCTACACCAGTCATTTCCCTTATGTAAATATATAATGCTTTTTTATTAAATATTTCTAAATTTTCTCTACGTTTAAATAATATATTTACTGCGTCGCATACTTTTCTATCGTGGTCTTTTTTAAACATAGTAAACATATATTTATCAACATATTCTGTAAAATAATCTATGAATTCTTTTATATCTTGTTTACGTTCATCTCTACCTAATTGTCTTAGTACCCCTATATCTTCATCTGCTGCTAAAGGATCTGCTTTTTGTTTTTTCTTTTTATAATTGTTATTATTATATAATATAAGATAATTTTTGCCCACAATTGAAAAATAACTAAATGCTTTAGAACCCTTTTCTGGTTTAAAATAATCTAGTTTTTCAAGAAAAAAACAACATACTTCATGTTTTAAATCTTCTAATGATTCAACTTCTGTATAATAAAATTTAAATGTGTGTATTAAATTTTCTGCTAGTTTATAGAAAGCATATGCTATACGTGTACGATATATTTCATCTCTTTCTTTTTGATTAGATGATGTTAAATATTCTTTAATAGCTGCATCTACATCAGCTGTAAAATATTGTTTTTTAGATGGTTTTCTACCTCTTTTCTTTTTAACAACTGGTGGGGGAGTAAGAGAACCGGTGGTAGCCGGTTCTGG